GTTTCCCAGTCACGATCTATAGTAAAGGATTAAGCACACCATCATCTGTAGCGGTCCATACTCCACTAATATTTAAACCTGCATTTTGTAGGTCCATCTCAGATATTTTATTTAATACCTTAATATCATAAAGCAACTGAATAATACGACCTAAACCATAAATACCTTTAGATGCAACACGCTCTCTAAATACAATATACGGGTTAGTATCATCTTCAACTTCATAGATTATCTCTTCTTCAGCTTCCCAATAGATAACGTGATCGTATTTTTTATTCTTATTCTTTAGTACAGCTTCAACTAATTCTACCTCAGCTTGAGGATCATCAGCCATTAGTTTCTTCATCTTCTCAGTAATTTTAGCACCCTGGATAGAGTCCTCTATCTCTCTAATAGGCATTTTAAACTTCTTAAAGATATTCTCTATTATTCCTGTTTGAGAATTTTCCATAGCAATATCTTCAACACCTATAGAGTTAAAAGTTAAAGAACTCTCTATACCATCACCCTCTTCACAAGTTAGGATACCTGTTGATATTCCTACATCTTGAAAAGCCTCATTGATTTTAGTATTAAAGTTTGAATGATTAAGATGATCATATAGTACGTTTGTAATATCATCAAGCATAGGCTGTACACTTAAAGCTGTTTCATCATCTATCTCACTACCTGGAATAAGCTTAAACCACTCTCGCCAAGGCGGTACAAGTTGTTGCTGTACTTTATCAGCATATACACCTAAACCCAAAATAGCTGTACTATCATAGATTTTTGTTGTACGTCTACCACTTGTGAGAGTATCGAAATACCCTTTATCAGGCAGAGCATATCTATAAGCATCTCTCAATACAGACTCATAAGAGTTAAACGCTTGTCTAGCTCTTGCGTGTCTTTTTTTTAATTTCCCTACCTGATTATCCATTACTCAGCCTTTTCTAATAGTTTCCCAATTAAATTATCTTCTCTCATATTATGAGAAGATTTAATACCTACAGCTTTTGCAAGTGTACGCAGTTCATCCATATTATATGCAGCAGCTATCTCATCTGAAGTTTGACCTTTTAGTGCTTCTAGAGATAAGGTTACTGTATTTTCTAGTGGGTCACCACCTTTAGATAGACTATCCGTTTGTTCATTAGTTGCATCAGTCTCAGGAGTTTCATCAGTATTTACCTCTTCTGTTTTAGGTGCATCTACAATATCAGAAGCTATTGCTTCATAAGTAGACTCAAAAGTATTTTTAGGAACTCTCCAAGTATCATCTAGATCATTACTATTACATACTTCATAATCACCATTTTCAAAACGACCAATAACTGTAACTGTTTGAGTCTTAATGTAATCAAGCTCTTTCATCACCGGTAAAGAAATTTCTTTATCATCTAGCTTAGGCTTATCATTACAAGAACAATTTAAACCACCAAATTCACGACCTGGCTCAATAACTGTTTCAATGCCACACCCTTCACAAACTACTCTGCTGTAGTTAATACTCTTAAATTTACTTTTACTCATGCTACGCTCCTAAAGTTTGTTTTCTTGTTGTATCTGTTACGCCTGTTTCTTCGCCGAATAACAAGCCGCCTCTACCTGTTTGACCTTTTAAGATACGCGCTCTTTGTTGTTCAAGCTTAGTATCAGCCTTCTTTTTTTCAGCTAATGCTAGAGCTTCTTGCTCTTTAGTTGCCGCTAATGCTGCAGCTTCTGATTTTTCATTTGCTGCTGCCTGCTCTTTACGCGCCTTTTTAGCATCTATCGCACCTTTTACTGCTACACCTGCACCTACTGCTGCCGATCCTGCTGCTATATATGCTGCTATTACTGATCCTGTTGCCATAATTATCTCCCTTTTGATGTGCAGAAAGTGTACATATTCCCATTTTTATATTCTACTGATGTTCTCCACTTAGCTAAAGCTTTATACAATAGTTCATGTTTGCTCTCAACATCAGTAATTAAACAGATAATTCTTGTCTTTCCAAGCAATATTATATCTTTAATCATGTCTTTTGTAAAGCTAGCATCAATATGCTCTACCATCCCTGCAACATAAAGTATCCCATCTTCTCCCTCAAAGGTACTAATTAAGCCATATATCTGACCTTCTTTATAGTATCGTTTTGGATTACTTTCTACCCACATTAAAACATCTGATGGTGTAATATTCATAATTTATTCCTATGCTAACGGATCATAATCTGTATTAACTGTAATAGGTCCATTCATCCGGCTAAACTTATTACTACTCATCAACTCTCTACTTGCGCCTGTACCATCTATTAAAAACTCCATAGCATTACAAATATGAGAATACATACCTTTATCAGGCTTGTCTTTGTATTTATCTCCACTCACATTAATTCGTTTGTATTCATAACCGCCATTTAAACCTTTTCTTAGAGTCTTACACTTGCTTGAAATAAGTATTGCAGGCTGTCCTACAATTAGTCTACCAAACTTAACCTTAATAGCTTCCACCATTGTCTCAGGGCTTCCTGTTCTAGAAGTACGAGGATGCAGATTGGCATTATTATATACCTTCCACATTGTATCGTCATTTACTTGTCCTCTAGTATTAGCAGCCCAAGGGTCAAGCCATGACTCAAACTCATAATCAGGGTAGTGTAATTTCATGTGAGACTCTATAATTTTACCAAACTCTGTTAAGTTTATATCATCACTTACTAATTCATCAAATATAACTATTCTACCTAGTGCATCCATTTGTCCTATTAAGAAACCACTCCATCTTCCATTATCTCCACCACAAATGAGAGGTCGTGATTTACTAGGCGGTCCTAGTTTTTCGTGATCTATACAATGCAGTGAGTCATTATACTCAGGATATACAGGCTTACCTGTTTGTAGTGGGATAAACTTAACTTTATACATAACATCTATGTAGTCATTAGTTTTACCGTCCACTTGACCCCTATAGTATTCATAAGGTAAATTCTCTAAGTTCTCAGCTTTAGGATTAACAGAGTTATCATCTAGAAGTGCAGGTGGCTGTATGTATAAACTCCATCTTGCAGGTTTGTTCTCCATAAATAGTTTATATATCCATGTCTCATTATCAAAAGCATTAGTATCCGCAACAGCTTGAGCTTTAGTTGCACCAGGACCATCTGAAGGATAAGGGTATCTTCCAAGTCTTGAGGTAACATTCTCTAATGCTTCTTTAGGTAATTCTCTTAACTCATTCAAGTAAGCGTATGTTATTTCTAGAGATAGAAGTTTTCTCATATCGCCAGGCTTATCTAGTGCTCTAAATAAAAATTCACATCTTACATCGTCATGCTCATATAGTGCAGTAAGATTAGCCCAATTAAACTTTATTAGATCACCGTAGTAACCTTCAAAAGATTTAATTGTAGTATCTCGTAGCTCTACTGCTGTATTACGTATTACGGCTACCCTAGAACGTCTTATGCCATCATTATCAGGCTCTTGCTCATAAATCAGTCTATCTATCTTTAAAATACTTCCTAGAGTCTTGCCTGAGCCGAATTGGCCCTATAATTAAACTGACAAATGCGTCGTCTAAATAGTAATCAGATACTACAGGTGCTAAATTTATTTCCATAATTTATTACCGCTCATAGGGCCTCCTTTCCATGTGTTTCAGAGTATCTATATAAAATCTCTGCATTTTTACGAGCATCTACAGCTCCACTATAAGACAAAAACCATCCTAAATGTTTTCTATCCATTCCTGTGCCTATTCTTGCTCTCCATTTTTTTGTTTTCTTACACCACGATACGCCAACTTGACCTGATGTATTATTTTTAGGTTTACCTTGATTACGACAATTCTCTTGCGTCGTACATTCTCTAAGGTTTTCTATTCTGTTATCATCTTTAATTCTATTTATATGATCTAATTGTATTGGTAAATTGCCATAATGATACAACCATACTAAATGATGTTCTGCATAAGCTGTATCACCTATTTGAATATGTCTATACCCTTTAGGATTAGTCCATCCTATTTTATGGCCCTGGCCTGTTTGTTTTTTATTGTTTCTTATGAAAGTGCCATCTACGTAAGTAAATAGTTTAAGTAGTTTTTTTCTTGTCATATTATCCCTCCAACGAATAACTAGCAAGGGGTTGGAGTCCTTGCTGAGATATTATAACATAACTTTCCATTAAGATAGACCTTTATTGTAATAAACTGATACTTCAGGAGCTATCTGCTTTAGCTTATTGTTCCATGATATTAGTTTCATCTTTCTTGCCTTTACTAGGGTTTACGTTTATTGTACGTCTTACTATTGTTCCAGAGTGTTCTACTTTCTCAACATAAACACCTTCCATTTTATTCAGTAAGTCTAGAGATTTACTGTCTCCATCATTTGCCCACTCTGAAAGTAATATCTTTCTCTCTTCAATAGA